CTGGGCCTCAATGGCGTCTTTGGGGGAGGCGAGGGACGACGGCAGGCGCGTCACGTCGATGCCGGAAACGCGCAGCCACTGCCTGAGGCCGTGGGTCCACTCGTCAATTTGGCGCCGCAATTCCTCCCTGGTCGCATCGTCCGGGATCGCGGCCCCGTCTCTCAGCGCCGCGACAATGTTGCCTCGCCCGCCCTGCCAGAACATTTCCGCTGACCCGCCTAAGAGCTTTTCGAGATCGTCGAGACGATTAAACACCCGCTCCAGGCGGGGCAGACCATAGACCGCGCCATCCAGGGGCATCTCGGCAAAATGCACCACGCGTGAGGCATGCACCGGGAGGATCATGGTGGCTGGCGCCCGCCCCCTGGGCGTGGTGAGCCCTCCCTCGGTGCGCCGCGTCAGATCGATGGTGTACGTGAGCGGCCTGCCAAAGCCCGGCTGCTGCGGGTCCTCTTCCAGGCGCGTAATCTCGGCAGAGCGCTGGCCATAGGCCGACACATAGGCAACGTCCCTGGCCCTGGTAATGGGGGTCTGCAGGGGCCGTCCATCCGCTACCCCCAGGAGCAGCACGGCATACTGCCCCAGACCGGCCAGCCGGTCCAGCGTCGTCCAGATGTGCGTGAGCCGCAGCCGGGTGGCCAGGGCCTCATACGCCGCCTCGAACGGGGTCAGCGGGTCCGCCTCGGCATCGTCGGTCACGCGGGGTGGCTGGCGCCAGGTGTATTCGGGGAAAATATCGACCAGGCGTGCCGCCAGGTCCTGGCGCAGGTATTTATTGAGGAAGTCGTCAGGCCCGAGATCCTTTTTCCACCCCAGGGCGGTGTACAGCGAGCGCTGGCCCTGAAACGTCATGCCCAGTTGAGACAGGGCATCCAGACCAGATTGCAGCGTCATCAGGTTGCCGTTGTGCTCGCTCAACGTCGTGCCCTCCTGGCACCCTCGGCGCCAGACGCCGGACAAAAAAAAGAAGCACGAGGGGCTGTACAGCCTCATGCCTCTTGAAGGGTGGCGCCAACCCGGTGGTGCGCGACACCGGTGGCGCCGAAGGTTTGCGGGTAATAGTAAAGTAACTTCTGAAGGGAGACAAGGACCAATTACCACACGCCAGCGCGGACGGTTGCGGGCGGTGGACAAAAGGTCGCCCCGGTGGCGTCAGCCAGGTCAGGGGACTGCACATGCCTGGCCAGCAGGTCGTCTTTCGACTCCACCACGATGCGGCCGGAGGAATCGAGATGGCTCGTCGGTGTCGCCAGCTCCCCCGCCAGGTCGTCCCTGAGCGGCGCGGCGCACGCAAAGACGGGTGCCTCGTCCCTGAGCCAGGCCGCCATCTCTAACCAGATGTGATCGCGCAATGTCCGCCCCTGCGGCTCGCCCTTCCTCCTGGGCGGTGCCGGCAGCGCCACGTTCACGGCGACGAGCGGCAGGGTGCCCCAGGAGCGCGCCAGCATGTAGGCCCGCACGTCCGTGGCCAGCTCCACGGACTGCGGCGTCAGTTCAGCCAGGCGGTCGTAGACGCCAGCGCCCAGGCCAATGGTGTCGATAGCCACCTCGTCAGCCTCCCACTCCACCAACGCGGTCAGCACACAGCCCACCGTCACCATCGTGTCCTGCCGGCTGAAGATGCGGGCGTGCTCGACGAGCCGGCCCTGGCGCAGCACCAGGGCGGTGCGGTTCGTGCCCAGGCGGGCCACGTCGACGCCGAGGCGTCTCGGTCCCGTCACGAGGGCAGGGCGTTCACGGGAGAGCGCCGCCTCGGTGTGGGCGAGGGGAATGAGGGTGTCGTCGTCGGCCTCGGGGAACTCGCCGTCGGCACGCACGCGCACCACGTTCGAGCCCTCGCCGAATTTGGCCACCAGGCTCGCGCGGTAGCCCTCGGGGCACAGCGGCGAATCCTGCGAGCGGAAGTGCAGCGCTGTGTACTGCGCCCGCCGGGAGCGGTGCGAGAGCGCGAAATAGCCCTGCGTGCGGGTCGGGTTGCCGAGCATGAGGAAGCGCGAGCCCCTGGCCGCGATGGCGCCCTCCGCGACCTCGAATATTTGATCATCCACAGCCGAGGCCTCGTCGACCAGGAACAGCAGCGGCGCGGCGTCCTCGGAGGCGAGGGTGGTCCCGTCCTCCGCCACGGTGATGGCAGTGGCGTGAAACCCCTGCAGCGCCTCGGGGGCTTCTTTGCGCGCCGTCCGCGCCACGGCGAACCACTCCAGGGGTGCGCCCCGGTCGTACACCCGGTCCTGGGTCACGTGGAACAGGGTGGAGAGCCACAGGCGTTTGGGATCGCCACGGACTCTGGACAGGGTGTCCGCCTGCCTCAACCATTTCCCCAGTTCGCCCCACAGCACCTGGCGGAGCTGGGCGGAGGTGGGCGCTGTGCACGGGATACGCGCCAGGTCGTGCGTCTCCAGCATCCACCACAGGATGGCCGCAGCGGCGGAGGATTTGCCGATGTTGTGACCACTGCGTACCGTGACCTTGGCGCCCGCGGGGGCAATCGCCTCCAGGATGCGGCGCTGCTGGTGCGTGGGGGTGAGGCCGAGACGATCGTGGGCGTAGAGGACAGGATCGTGACGCCAGTACGGACGCAGCTCAAGATACGCCTCGACGGAGGCGTGGAGGGCGCTAGGAGACAGGCTGGTGGCCATTGGTGTGTGCCGTACGGGTACGGGTGAGCAGATCCATCAGGCCCTGGCCGAACGCGTCCATGGCGGCTTTGTCGCCGTAGAGGTCGAGGTGCCTGGCCAATTTGTCGAGGGCGTCGACCTTGCTATGCAGCTTGAACTTGACCGTGCCCCCGGCCAGCGTGATGGTCTGGGAGACTTCGCCGACCACCCGCCTGGCGCGGGCGTCGAGCGTCTGCGAGTCACGCAGCGTGACACCCTCGGGTCCCCAGGTGACGTAATCGTACATGTCGCTGAAGGCGATCAGCGCCAGCTCGGCAATGACACGCTCGGGGGTCACGTCGTACGTGCGGATGAGCGCTGCGCGGCGTTCGGCAAGGGCGGCCTGGATCCTAGTTTTTCCTAGTTGCTGATGGCTCTGTTTTTCCGGCCAGGTGTATCCCGCCTGGCGACAGGCTTCAGTGGCGTTGCCGTGCTGCAGATAGCCATCGACAAATTTCCGCTGACGTTCGCTGAGCTGCTCATAGGCCGTCATGCGTCCCGCCCCGCTCCCTCCCCAGGTCCCAGATGGAGAGGACAACTGTGCAGCGTTCTGGGCGCTGTGTCAAGCGCCAGGGTCGCCGTTGTCGCGGGTGTGCAGTGCACGCTCCAGCACCTGGCCGAACGCTGTGAGGCGCGCCAGCAGGGGGTTGAGGTCGTCGGGCATAGGGAGCTCTTGACGCCGGCCAGTCGCCTGATCGACGCATTGACGATACACGTATCGTGTTCCTGCTGGCTGCGACGGTCGCGTTCGATGTCCTGGCGAATCTGTTGGCGCATGTCGGCGACCAGGCCGGTGAGGAGGAGCATGCCCCACACCAGCACGAGCGGCACACACAGCGCCAGGCCAATCTGGATGCCGATACTGGTATAGAACCGGATCGTCTCGCGGCGTGACAGCAGCATGGCGCAGCTCCTAACTATTGGCGGTCATTTCGCGCGAGATGTCGGACGCAGTGCAGAGGATGGCTGCGGCACGTTCTGCCTATCTCGCAGCACACGCAAACACTGGAGTTCCATCTCTTGTTGGGCTGTTATCGGTGTCAAATACCACTTCGTATAGACCTGGAGAATCATGGATTCGACGTCCTTGAGCGTCTCGTGATCGTGGAGAGGGTTGTTGCGTGCCATGTGTACCAACTTCGACAGTGGTATGCCAACATCACGCGCCTTGGCATAGGATCCAGCGAGTTTCCCGCGTTGAATGCAGAATTGTTCCTGCATGGTGAACGTGTCATCTTGAGGACTGACAGGCTGCGCCCCGGTGTTGGCACTGGCCTGACGATGCATCGACGCGATAAACCCGGACGCGAGCGCGGGTGCGACGGCGGACAGGATGACACTCAGCGCCAGCACGACGGCGGCGCACGCCGCGGCGCGGGGAAGGCGGGGGGACACAGAGAAAAACTTACGCATGATTCGAACCTTTCTTTCGAGACGGTTGGGTGATGTTCGTACGCCATTGTTCACGCAGCAGCATTTCTATGACCGCCGTTTTCGTAATGCCAAAGTGCCGGGCAAGCTGTGCGAGCATGTCCAGGGCTTCCTCTGAGAGCCTGAAACTTGTATTACGTTTGGTCTCCATGCACCGCTCTCCTCTGACGTACCGCTGTTGTATGGATATTGTACCTAGATTATAATACAGATGTCCAAGAAAAGTGCAGCGGCATGTGGCGACGTGTGCGGCGTGCGCCCTACGCCCCGTCCGGCGTCACGGCCGGCGGCGTGGGGCGGGCGTCGCACGCTGGCGACGACGACGCGCGTCAGTGCTCCTGCCCCTTGCGGGCGAGCTGGCGCTGGTGGAGCGGGCATGGCGGTTAATGCTCCTGATGTCCGTTGGTGCGCCTCTGCGGCAGCAGATTTTTCAGTGTCGCGTGCATTTCCACCAGACGCCCGTCAATCCTCTCCAGCCCGGTTGCGATCTGGGAGACAGCACGGGTGAGCTGGTCGGCAATGAGCACCTGACGCTCACTCACATCGATCAGACGTCGAATAACATCATCAAACTCATGCGGTTCCATTGCAATCCTCCTTGTCTGGTGACAATCCAAAATGTATACTCAATATATTATATCCATTTTGGAGAGGAAAGCAAGTCTATGACACCTGCTGAGCTGCGCCAGATACGCAAAGATCGTGAGCTGACTCAACGGCAGATAGGTGAGATGTTGGGGTATACAGCAAACTATATATCTCGGCTGGAGCGAGGCGACGAGGAGATTACGGAACGCTTCGAGAGATTGCTACAGCATATCGTATTTCCGCTCAAATCGAAGAAAGTATCCCCAATCGCTTGACTATCCATTTTGGATAGGATATATTTAATCATACAGCGACCGCGCAAGCGGGTGCCACCGCCACAGAGCTTAGGACGACCGGGCCGAGAGGAAGCCGGGGGGCGAAGCGGGGGCCAGGACGGAACGAATCTTTCAACGACTTACTTGAGGAGAACGATGTGGACCCACAGTTGGAGGTATTACTGAAGAATCTCTACATCATCAATTGCGTCATATTCGTGACGACTGGCGGATTGTTCGGCTATGCCATTTACGGCATCCTGACCATCCACCGCAGCCTGAACGAGTTGCTCAGGCGGACCGCAAACAGGTAGCAGCACGGGCCAGTGAGCATGCCCTGGAAAAGCTCTCACTGGCCCGCCACAGCATCTACCCCTAGCTAGAAGGACAGATACCATGGCCACTCTACCACATCACGACGCGTTTGCCCACATCCGCCGCGCGAAACGCGCCACGCACACCGCGCACCGCCGGGCGTTCGGGGCCGGCAGGAAGCGCACGCCAGAGCAACTGGCGCGGGACATCGCGACGAGCATATTGCTTCGGCTGGACGAGGGTCGCACGTGGCACCTTGCCGAGTATGGGCTCGATACCAATATCGCCCTCCGCGGGCTGGTATTCGCGGCACTCGCGGCGCTCGATAGCGAGGGCTGCGCGTTGACGCCCGAGCAGGTCGGGCTCACGGAGACGGAGCTGTTCTAACCCGGTGGACGAGGGAGAGGCTCTCCTCTCCCTCCAGAACATGGAAAGGAGACGACGATGACATCGATGTTATTCCCTGAAGCTGTCCGCCGGGTATCGGAACTGGCCCACGCGAAGCTCCCGGAATCGCTCCACGGCAACATTGAGCGCGCCACTGCCATCGTACTCGGCGGCGGCGTGGTGTACGACGAGGACGGCAAACACGCGATGGTGCGCGCCAGCAATGGCCAGACGTGGTACCCGGTGAACGGGCATTGCACCTGCATGGGCGCGCCGCATGCCCCCGAAGGGCTCTGCAAGCACGCTTTAGCGGCCAGGATTTATGTACGCGCCGGCGACCTCATGCGCGAAGGCCTGCACGACGCCACGCCCGCGCCGACGACGCCACGCCCGCGCGCGCCACGGGATGTGGAGGCACCGTTTAGCGCGACCTTCAAAGGCCATATTGGCGGTGTCGAGGTCCTGCTCACGGCTCGGGGCTGCACCTTCGAGGCCTTCGCCGCCAACGTCCAGGCGGTGCGCGCGCTGCTGGATCCCGCGCCGCCAGCGAAGGCGACGAGCGCGCCAGCGACCGCCCAGGCGGCGTGGGTGTGCCCATACCATGGGAAAGGCCGGGACTCGACCAAAGTCGCAGGGCAGCGATTTTGCCCCTCGATCATGGCCGACGGCACCCGCTGCAAAGAAGTCTGGCCACCGCGGCAGTAACACCGCGCAACACGACGCAACACCACGGGGGCGCGAGGGCGTCCCCTGCACACCTGAGAGGAGAGACGACGATGACCGTGACAACTGTCTACCGCATCCAACCCACTGGCCTGGAAATTGCCGGCCACCGTAGCGAGTGCAGTGACGGCACGCGTGATGCCGGCGTGCACGTGTTTCTCTCGCTGGGCGACCTGGCACGAGGCGTGCAGGGGTGGGTGGCCGACGACACGCATCCCGAACTGCTGACGATCACCTGTGAGGAGGACGACCTGGCAGACAACGAGGACTACGAGGGCATGACGCTCCTCAACGGGGCCGGCAAGATTGTCGAGCGCCGGCCCTTCGCCGATTGGGACGCGCTCCATGCCTGGGCTGCCGACTACCACGACGCGTAAACACCACACGGGGGGCGCACCTCGCCCCCCGCACACGAGGGGAGGAGACCGCATGGTGTACGATCTCGTCCAAACGCTCCTGCTCACCATCATCGTCGTGGCAACGCTGGCCTTTCTTGCCCGTGGCGCGACACACTGGCAGAGGCGCCTGGATATGCAGCAGCAGCAGTATCAACGCTTGCTCGACGACCACCGCCTGCTCTTAGAGCAGATGCTGACGCAGCACCGCGAGACCATGGAACACCTGAAAAACCGCACGCCTTGACCGCCGAGATCCTGCGCCGCACGCCGCGCCAGGCGTACCACATACGGGGGGCACAGCGTCCCCAGCACACACGAGAGGAGACGACGATGGACACGCAGGACAACACCACCGGCTATACGCAGGAGGAGCTCGACGCGCTGAACGCCGAGCTGGAAGGGCTCCTGCAGGGGTTGGAGCCATACAGCGACGCCTGGTACGCGGCGACAAAGCGCCACGGCGACGAGGTGGCGCGGCGCTAACACGCACGGAGCCGTGATACGCCCCGCCGCCCCGCCGCCACGCCGCGGCGCGCGCGCGACGACGGGGAGCGGGGGGGGGGCACATCCATACATCTACACATCTACACATCTACATGTCTACACCTCTGGCGGAGGCTCGGGTGGGCGGAGGAACTGGCGCGCCATGCGCTCAACCGTGCCGCGCGTATGCGGCAGCGTCAGGTGTATATATTTCATAGTGACCTTGATGTGTTTATGCCCGAGTACCTCCTTGATATCTGCGAGACTCGCACCACTCATGGCGAGGTACGTGCCACAGGTGTGTCTGAGGTCATGAAAGCGCACATCGTGAAGACCAGCTCGGTCTCTGGCCTGGCGCCAGGCGTCATCAATGGTGCAAGGCCCCGTGCCACTGCGACCAGGGAATATCCAGAGGCTCTCTCCACCCAGTCCGACATACCACGTCTGCAACACCTCGAAGGCCAGACCGACAACCGCGACGACCTGCGGTTGTTTATTTTTTGAGGTCCGTAAGCGAATCACCCCCTGGCCAATATCGAGCTGCTCTCGCCTGAGACAGCGGAGTTCGTTCTTGCGGCGTCCGGTCGTGAGCGCCAGGAGTACGAGGGGATACAGGGCAGGATTGCGGCTCTGCTGGCACGCCGCAAGGAGCCGTGGGAGTTCCTCTTGGGTCAGCGGGCGATCGCGCCCTGGTGACTCCGGCGGCAGTTTCACCTGGCGCATGGGATGGCGTGCTAACCATTCGTAGTCATCGACCGCTGCAGTCAGTGCGGCAGAGAGTGTGTACATATAAAAGCGTACGGTTCCTGGGCTGACCCGCCCCAGGAGCTGCGCTTTCCACGCTCTGAGGAATGGCGGCGTGAGGGAAGCAAGCGGCAATGCGCCCAACTCTTTCCTCAGCCATCGTAAGCATCGTCCCTGTGTCTGCTGGGTGTGGGTGGTCTTTATGGGCAGATATTCCTGCATGTAGACCGTGAGCAAATCTCCAACCGTATAGACCGATTCATGAGCATCTGTCGCCATCGTTTTTCTCTTCTCAATATGACACTCTTTGACGTCCTCAATATAAATTTCGGTATATTCGAATCTGTAGAAGAGTGTGGAGAGTCATAGAGGAAAGGGAACATATATCACGGCGTGCCAGGTCAAGGTGTGCTATGGGTGCCTCAGGCGTCGTCAGCTAGTTCATGGCACTCAACGCCGGCAATATCTCGGCAAAGTGGCAGAAGGCGCAGTTCGTGGTAGACAACAGGCGCAACTCGGCTGCGAGGGCTTCCAACATTTCCGCGACCGTGACTTGATGTTCCGATGGTAGTGTGAGGGCAAGATGGCGCACTTTGGCAAGCCATGGCGACGCCAACACTTTGTCCTCACTGATCATCGCATCGAGCGGCACGCCAAAATACCGGGCCAGGGCTACGGCCTTGTCGAGATTTGGGCTATGCGTACCGCTTTCGATTTCGGAAATGGTCGATTTCGCACAGCCGATATCGTGGCCCACGGTCTCCTGTTTGAGCTGTCGTGCCTTCCGGTGCCCTCTGGCATTGCTCCCAAAGATCTTTCCTACACCCGACCCACGCTGCACGCCCGCTTTCATAGCACCTCCTCTATGCTATAGATTCGACATTTCCGAAAGTATACCCACCTTATATTCGAAATAAACGAAAAATAATTTCGACATTTCGACTCTTTCTGCTATTCTATGCTTGAGATATCGAACTGGAGGATGCATGAAGACACCGATGACGGAGATACGCAAAACCACCATTGAGAAATACCGCAAGGAGCGGCGTCTGACGCAGGCCGCTCTGGCGGCGCTTGTGGGCAAATCGACTGCCCGTATATGTGAATACGAGAAGGGCGACAATGTTCCACTGGGCACATTGTGGGCTATCGCTGCCGTGCTGCACATACCGACCGGCGATCTCTTCGAGGACCAGCCTGGTACGGGTGTCCCAGTCCCAACCCCCTAGCCCAGGAGGCCCCCATGCCCATCGACACCCCCAACCCCCGCCTCGCCGCCTGCGGCGAGGGCGTGTGCACGGCGTGCGGCTTTTCCGCCGAGGCGCACCACAAAGGTGGGCGCTGCTACACGACCGACGAACTGGTCGCGCGGCTGCGGTTCTACGCCGCGACGAACCGGTGGCCGGAGCCGGACGAGGGGTGCGACGCATGACCACCCCACCACTGCGTGCCCCCTGCCCCCACTGCGGCGTGGTGCCGCAGTCGCTGGCGCTCGCGACGTGGGGCGACGGCGTGCAGCGGCTGGCCTACGCGCCATTCGTGTGTCTGGCGTGCGGCGGGCTGGCGCTCATCTGGCTCGCCACCGGGCGGATGGCGGCGCTGGGCTACGACGAGGAAGCCTATCTGCAGACGCACGCGCCGGCGCTGTGGGAGCAGGTTGAGGCGGCGCGGGCGGCCAGGCGGGGGGAGGAGGACACGCGCGAAGGCTCCTAGGAGGCTCGGCTTTCGCGTGCACGGCGTCCAACGACCAATCACCCTCGGTGGTGCACGATCGTGCGCCCTGGAGGCATATACACGCCCAGGCCCGTCTGAAGCGCGTGCCGCTGGCCCCGGCAGGTGTGGTACGACGGACCCCTGGAGGGCTGGACCATGGCGGCTCGCCGGCACCGGCGGGCTGGCGACGTACGCGCCGGCCGGCGGGGAGGCGGGAGCGGTGGGGCGGGGTGCAGGACGACCTCTGAGAGGCGTGAGCTATGGGTAGGTATAGAACAAGTTAATATAATTCATAGTTATCAGAAGTTGGGAGACGCCCATGCAGTGGCAGCACTGTGAGGTGTGCAACTGGTCGGTCCCTGTGGAAACGCGGTGGTGCGAGGTCTGTACGGCACTCATCGCCAACCCGCACCAGCAGCTCACCGACGAAGCCCGCGTGATCGTGCAACAGATGCACCGCTCCATCGGCGTCCGACCGATGGAGCAACGCTACCAGGCGGCACGACAGGCCCGCATAGAGTCCGAGACGACGACGTGGTGGAACATGTTTCTGGCCATCAACAACACCAGGGAGGGGACATCAACGACCCCGCCCTGAAGGGCGGAGCTTGTAGCTGCCTTACACCGCGCACGAGGGTAGCCCGTGCCGGATGCGCTACTACGGGAACCGGTACCCAGTTCCGTTGGGCTGATTGACTGCAGCCCGATTGCTCGCATGCCTTTTAACTGAAAGAAAAGTATGGCGGCATTACACCAGAGCCCAACCGTTTGTGCCTGCAAGCAGGTGCCTTTAGCTCTGGGGAAATTGTACCTCGTATTTTGTAACCTATGCAAGGTGGATGCGGCAAAGCCGCAGGAGATGTGTTGCCCCGGTGGGTCAACCTCCTTTCCTCCTCCCCCTGAACGGGGAGGTTTCTCGGAGGACTTTGATGAAACAAGGTTTCTTTGACGAACATTGGGTGGACGAGCACGGCAATCCGAATGGTGGTGTCAGCACCGGCAAGGGATTCTCCATATCGTGGCAACACGGTCCACTGGGGCGCGGTGAGGAGCGCCGCGAAGCCAACGGGGCCTTTGTCGAAGATCTGATCCAGGCCGTACGACAGCGTATCGAGTTTTACCAGACGGCCAGCGAGGGCCGTTTTCAGTGCGCCGAGAATGCCGAAGCCATCATGGCGTTGCACATGGCTGAAGAAGCGCTCGACCGTCGCACCAGAGAGCGGGAAGCACGCCAGGTCGAAGGCACGCACACCGCCTAAAGGAGATTCCCCATGTACCTCCTCAGCACCACGGATGACCACGACGACGGTGAGGACCTGGTCCTCGATCTCGACTGGGCGCTCCTCGTCGACGAGCGCGCCTACGACGTCGCCCGCAACGGCGCAAGACAGTGCACCGTGTGTGGCTGTACGGACAACGTGGGGTGCGAGGATGGGTGCGCCTGGGCGCAACTCACCCCGCCGGTGTGCACGCGGTGCGCGCCGTGAAACGCCGCCAACCCACGTGGTGCGCCGAGGATGCGCACGACTGGCGCCGCGTGGAACTGATGCTGCACCTGCCCACGGCGGAGGGCACGCCGGAGCTGTGCGTGCGCGCGTGTCAGCGCTGCCCGCTGGCGGAAGTGATTCACCTGGTGCACCTGGGCGGGCAGGGGAGGCTCGTCACCTACGAGCAGTGGTCGGTCGACCCGGTGCCACGCGTGCCGGGCATGCAGCAGACGCACATCGTCTGGGACAAGACGAGGGAGGGCTGAGCGTTGGACAGCATCACGTATCAGGGCCAGACCTACCGCCTGGGCGACGGTGGCACGCCGCTGCACCTGCAGACGATCGCGCCCGAGACGCTGCCCACCGGTTGGCAGGAGATCGACGCGCGCCACTGGTCCCGCGAGCGCGAGTACGGACGCGCCTACCGCTCACAAACGGGGCTGCTGGTCCTGCTCTCTGCCAGCATTCGTGAGCGCAAACGCTGGTTGCATGTGTCGGTCTCGCATCGTGGCGGACGCCTCCCAACGTGGAGGGAGATGTGCGAGGTCAAAGAGCACTTTTGCGGGACGGATACCACGGCGTACCAGATCCACCCGCCCAGGAGCAAGCATGTCTCCATCCACCACGCCTGCCTGCACCTGTGGTGTCCGCTGGATGGCGCGGTGACGCCGGACTTCACGGGGGGAGGGCAGACGATTTGAGGACCACCGCCCCGCTCTACCTCGGCCCCTACATCGGCCGCCGTGTGGCGCACCTGCGCACCGTGCGCCGGCTCGCGCTCGAAGACCTCGCGTCCCGGGCGGGCGTCGACGCGCGCTGGCTGGAGTGGCTCGAAGCCGGGCAGGTGCGGGACCCCGCGGTGTCGGCGCTGTGCGGCCTGGCGCGAGTCTGCTGCTGCGCAGCAGCGGACGCGCTGCACGTGACGCCGCAGGCACTGCTGCCGGAGAGAGTGCCGGCGAGGCGGCAGGAGGAGGCCAATGACCGTGATTGAAACCGCTGGCCTGCTCGTGCTGGTGATGCTGGGCGGCCTGGCGGCAGCGCTCATCGGGTTTTACGCCGGCGTCGAGGCAGGCTACCGGCGGGGGCGGGCCGACGCGGAGCAGTGGCAGGAGTGGCAACGCCGCGAGGGCGGCGACGAGCACGCGCGCACGAACGGCGAGGCGCGGCAGTAGGGGTGAGAGACGCTCAAGGCGCACAACGCAGGGGAGATGCACGGTGGATATTATTCGGGACGGACGCAGACGCCCATGGTTTTGGATGACGGATGATATCATTGATACGTATGCCCAGGTCATTGGCCCTATCGGCCTGGCGCTCTACGCCGTGATCGCGAGGTGCGCCGACAAACATGGCGCGTGCTTTCCCAGCTATACGTACTTCCAGAAGACCTTGCATATCTCCAGGGGCGCTGTCGCCAAATATCTCAAAGTGCTCGAAGACGCCGGCCTCATTCGCATCGAAGCACGACACGCGTCCAATGGGGAACGCGGCTCGAACGTCTATACCATCCTCGAACCTGAGACAGACACCAGTACACCCCTACCTAGTTCACCAGAAAGACTACCTAGTTCACCAGAAAGACTACCTAGTTCACCAGAAAGACTACCCCCGGTTTTCCAGGAGAACTACCCTGGTACACCAGAGAACCTACCTAGTCTACCAGGAAGACTGGAAGGGTTGGATTTAAGGACTCCCACTGAAGGACACAAGACAGAAAACCACGCTCTCACTTCGTTCGAGCGTGAACGCGCGCGCGAGGGGACATCTCGCGTACGCACGAAGGCGAGCAAGACCCCGGCCACCAATTACACAGACGGCTTTACCCGCTTCTGGGAGTCGTATCCCATCGGTCGCAAGGAAGGCAAGGTCGAGGCCTTCGCCATCTGGCAGACACGTGGTCTCGAAGAGCGCGCCGACGAAATCGCGGCCAAGATCGAGCGGCTCCTCATCACCCTCTGGGTCGGGAGGGACAAAACCAAAATTCCGCTGCCGACGACCTACCTCAACCAGGCACGCTATGAAGACGACCTCGTGCCGATCGAGTTCGCACAGCAGCAAGCAGCACGAGACCGGTTGAGTGACCGAGAGTTTCGTACGATGCGGCATGTGCATAACTTCATCCATGGAGACGATCACGATGACCACGGACGACAAGGTGATGTTCAGCACGATGCTTACCTCATTGGGTCTCGTGTTTAATACAAGCATCACGGAAATGCTGCTCCAGGTCTATTGGATGGCACTCACAGATCTTCCCATCACTGCGCTCAGGCATGCCTGCGCGCAGGTCGTCAAATGGGACCGGGAATTTCCGGTGCCTGTTGTCCTCAGAGACTATGCGCGCGACTGGATGGAGAAGCAGAAATATGAGGCACCCGCCAGCACAGAGCAGCTGTTGCAGCTCCGAGAGGAACTCGTCTCCCCCGAGGAGGTGAAGGCCCTGATCGCGTCCATCTGGCCGAACGGCGAGACGCCGGCGCCGCCGCCCATCCCCAGGCCACGCGCTCGCCGCCCGCCGGACGCGCTGCACTACGAGCCGACCGGCGACGCCGAGATCACGAAGGCGCAGCTCAGGGCGCAGCTGGCGTGGCTGGAGCGGGAGGGGGAGGAGAGGCCGTGAGGCAGGCCTGCGCGCGGAAAGAAGATCTCTGCTGCGCCTGGGGGAAAGGAGGAAAAACCAGGCGAAGGCGAGGGCAGGGAACGACGATCAACAGCGGCCAGCAGAGGTGACGCTCTCCTGGCCGCCATACACACAGCAAGGACACGACGATGATTATCGCAAAAAAGTATGTCATGCAGCAGATGACCAGTGCGGAATTTGAAGAGTTGCTCGATCACGGCTGGTCGATGCAGGAACGCGGGGGGGCGCGTGTGCTGCTGCAGACCTCCACCGCGGCACGGCTTTTGGCCCGCATGAAACGCAACCGGCCTGAGAAACCACGCACCCAGGAGAAAATCGTGGGCGCGCTTCAGGGGGGATACTTTCGGGAAAACGGTGAACCCATCATCCTCAATCAGGATCTTGAACCCATTGACGGGCAAAACCGTTTGCAGGCGTGCATCACCTCTGGCCTCCCTCTGCCTGTGGTCATTCTCTGGGGCTGGCCTGATGCGTGCTTTGATACCATCGACACGGGCACCAAACGCTCTGGGGGCGATATGTTCGCCGCCGATGGCGAACCGAATCACAATTTGCTCTCGGCTGCGGCACGCTATGACTGGCGCATCATGCGCAAAGATATGCTCTCGGGCAAGCAGATCCCAGAGCCTCTGATGCGGGACTATCTGGCGGAAAATGCCGGTCTGCGTGCCGCCTGTTCCTGGGGGGCGAAGGTGGCCCACCTCATTCCGAAAGGGCTCGCTGTCGCCCTGTATTATCGCTTTCACCAGCAGGATGGCGCGCTGGCGAACACCTTTTTTACGGAACTCTCCAAGGGGGAAAACATCAATGCGCGCGAGCATACCACCTGGCACCTGCGTGACTTGTTGATCACGCGACAAAGCGCCAACTTGCACCTCAATAACGTTGAGCAGGCACATATTGCGTCATATGTTATCAAAGCGTGGCATAGCGTCAAAGCAGGCAAAGTCATAGAGAAACGGCAACTGTTGTGGCGTGGCACGGACAAGAACAACCCCGAACCCTTCCCGGATATCAAAGCATGAGACGCAATATCAAAGAACTGCTTGATGGTCCAAAGGCCAGGAAACGACTTTCCTACCGTGCGCATAAGAGCCTGGGGAAGTGCGCACGCTGCCAGAATCCCCCGTTAGAGGGGAAAGCGTGTTGCCAGGATTGCCTCAATAAGATGACGGCAGGCAAGCAACGGGCGCGGGAGGAAGGCAAGTGCCTGGATTGCTGGACCGATCCAGTCGTTCCAGGGAAACGTTATTGTGTCAGACATGTCGCTCAGCAGCAAAGGAAAGATCAGCAGCGATATACCCTGCGCTTGATTAGAAGGCGCTGTACTACCTGTGGCAAACATCGCCCTGCCTCTGGGAGACTACAATGTACAAAGTGTCTCAAAAAAATGGCGACCAAACGCGCGGCGAAAAAACTCCCGTATCAGGCAGAGTCTGAGACGCCATGCAGCTAGACCTTTTTACCCTCCATGAGCCCACGCCACCTGCCGTCCTCCGGGGGCAGGTTGATCTGCTGTGGCAGATGGTGGACCAGGGCCAGCGCTATGCCTGCATCTATGCCGATCCGCCCTGGAGCTTTCGCAATAGGAGCACACGGGCTGCGGCAGAGAAGCATTATGGCACGCTGTCTCTGGCCACCATCAAAGCGTTGCCGGTGAGACGGCTCGCCCTGGCGCGGGCGCATCTCCACCTGTGGGTACCCAATACGCTGTTGCCCCAGGGTCTTGACGTGCTGCACGCCTGGGGATTCGAGTACAAGGGCTACTACGGATGGGGCAAGGAGCGCATGGGCCTGGGCAATTACTGGCGCAATGCCAGCGAACTCATGTTGCTCGGGGTACGCGGCAATCTCCCGCCCCAAACGCACGATCTACGCAATTGGGGCATCTGGAAGAGGGGCGAGCATAGTCGCAAGCCCGACCAGATCCGACGACTCGTTGAGAAGTTCAGCCCCGGCCCGTATCTCGAACTCTTTGGGCGTGACGCCATCGACGGTTGGACCGTCTGGGGAAACGACATTGCTCACACGCTCTGGCATCAAGAAGAAGGATGACCGCTTTGGCAAAGAAAGAACCCACGCCCCCTGTTGTCTATGCGTCCTTTGACCCGGATGAGGCCGCAGACGATGTTCCCCGCGTGCTGCTCAATGGCTGGATCAAGGTCAAATCCTACCGGCGCGGCATTGAAGTCTTGAACGTGGCAACGGTGCGCGTCAATAGCCGCTATATGCTCCAGATCATCGAACACGGGAAAGAGGACTTCCCGACCTACATCGACGGGTTCCCATGGACCACGATTCAGGTCATTGCTGAACACGAAGCCATCGCCTGGTTGGAGGAACACCGTTGAACCTCCCCATGGCTAAAGCCAGGGGGTTGCCGCGCGTTCTGCTCATTGCGCGCTCCTACGCCTACGTGCCGATGTCGTGGCACGAGTCCGCGGCTGCGCCGCAGCCGACGCCAACCAGCGCGCACCGCCTCGAGCCGTACACGCCCGAGGAGGCGCTCACGGCCCTCAGCGAGTGGGGACACTGGCACCGCGACGCGACGCCGACGGCGAAGGAGGTGGCCCTGCGCTGCCAGATGAACCGGCAGCGCGCCCGCGCCCGCGCCGCCTCGAGGGAGGCCGCGCCGTGACGCCGCTCTGGGTGCGCGAAGACGTCTTCCCCTGCCCGTTCTGCGACCGGTCTCGGTTCGCGGAACTCTTCGACGCGCAGCGCCGCTGCGTCGTCGTACGCTGCCCGCATACGAGAGCGGCGCTTAAGGCGCTGGCTGAGGGCGCCGGCATGCGCTACGTGCTCAACCAGCGCAACACGACGCTGGCGCTCGATACGCAGACGGGGGAAGCGGTGCGGCTTTCCGACGTGTGGCGCAGGGAGGAAACGCCGTGACCGCCTGCACCCACCGCGACCTGGCCGCGCTCGCCCTCGTGGCGCCCTCGGCCAGCGGCGCCTACGTCTTTTGCCTGTGCCGCTGCGGGGTGAGGCGGGTGCTGCCACGCGCCCTGTGGGAGGAGGAACAGGACCGCCAGGCGAAGGAAGCGCGCATCCAGGAGGCTGCCCAGCTCCTGGGGAGGACGCGTCAGGCACACAGCTACCCGCAGATTGAGGTGCAGCAAGGGCCAGAGCTGGCGTGCTGTAATGCCTGGCACCCGGTGACCACGTTGCCCTTCCTGTGCCCCACGTGCGGGAGAGCCTGGTTGTGGGAGGGCCAGGGAGCCACGCGCGATGCTGGCCGTGCTACACTGCCCCTGTAGCCGATGTGCGTCTATACACGCTGGCCTGGCTCGTGGTCAGGCCAGGCGGCCAGCGCCCAAACGAAGAGGAGACGCTATGCCGACGCTCGACAATCTTGCACTGTTTCACGCCCTGGCGCAGATCGCGGAGGCCCTGGAGCATATCCGCGACGAGTGTGGCACTGGCCCCATGCGCGACGCGCTGGACGCGCTGGTGCTGCGCGTCGACCAGGTCATCGACCAGTTCGTGAACGGGCGACTGGCGCCCGAGGAGACCGACCATGCCTGACCTGCGCATCTGCGACCGCTGCGAAAGGGACGTCCCCCTGGTCTACGCCGGCCCGCTGCCGCTCACGGCCCTGCACCTGCCCGGCTGGGGGAAGTACTGCGCCACGTGCGTGCCCGAGGAGGTGCGGGCGCTGGCCAAGAGGCCCAGGGAGGACCACGACCATGGCTGCTAAGCCACCGCGCCACCCCGGCATGGGCGCCGCCTGCCGCGCCAAAACACACTGCCCCAAGGGGCACCCGTATGCCGGCGCCAACCTCTATCGGTGGCACAACCGGCGCTACTGCCGCACGTGCTGCAAAGCCCGCAGCGTGGCGCAGTACCAGCGCCTGAAGGAGGAGAGACATGCCCCGTAGTCTCTACTGCTTCCTCTCCCTGCTCGCGGCTGTGCTGCTCGTGCTGGTGCTGCCACCGTGCGCGCAGAGTGCGACGTATACGGTGTCCCAGGAGACCGGCGACGATGCGGCCGCATGCGGCAGTGGCCCCAGAAAGACCGTCAACGCAGGCATCGCGTGCCTTCACCAGGGCGATACCCTGGAGCTGGCCAGTGGCACCTACGCCGAACAAATTGCCGACGTGGACGACCGCGAGCATCCCGGCACAAAGCGCCCGCCCAACGGGCTCTCCTGGGAGCAGGCCACCATCATTCGCGCCGCTCCTGGCGCCACGGTGACCCTCACCTTCCCGCCCCAGGGGCTGGCGCATCTGGTGTTCCTGGGACGTGCGGACACGCAGTACATCCAGATTGGCCCCGGGCTGACGCTTGACTGCCAATCCACAAGCTCCAACTGTGTCTGGCTCGGCCCCGGGTCGCACCAACGCCTGCTCGGCTCGACCGTGCACCATTCGCGGCAATCGTGCGTGTTTACCGCCCGCGAGGGGCCCAGCGGCCAGCGCACCGGCGGTGAGGACCTGCAGGTGATCGGCAATACCATCCACGACTGCTGGCAAGCACTCTATGAAACTCCACCGGACACCTCGGGTGGAGGCGGACACGGCATCTACTGTACCGGGAAAGGCGGCCGCTATGCGTACAATCGCGTCACGGCGTCGAATGGGTACGGCATCCACTGTTCCGCAGAGCAAGGCGGGGTGGAGGGGAATGTGATCGAATACAACGTGGTCACCGGCCCGGGCCGCTGGTGCATCCGGCTGGCCGGCTCAGGCAACAGCGCCCGCCACAACGCCTGTCACCTGATGACCTCCGGGATTGTGACTGGCGGCAGTAGCGCCCAGGTGGAACACAACCTGGTCAAAGGTTACACACCGTCCAATCCGCTGCTGCAAGCGCTCGACACGTATGGGGTGCATGGCAAAACCGCTGGCACGATTCTCAGCAATACGCTGCTGGAGCTGCCAGCGGCCTCGCGCTATCTCGTGGTGGAGGCTGGCGGGGTGACCGTGGATGGCAACCAGTGTGATGTCACCGCGCCGTATTGTACGCCGTATACGCCCCCCGAGCCGCCTGATCCTGAGCCACCTGATCCCACACCACCGCCGCTGCCCGAGGTGGCACGGTGTGCGTTCACGCGCAACGGCGCGGTGCTGGCGCAGTGGTTGTGCGAGGAACCCGCACAGAGGAGACGGTAGGATGCGCGTACTGATTGGCTGTGAGTTTAGCGGCGTTGTCCGTGAGGCATTTACCACCCTGGGCCATGACGCCTGGTCCTGTGATCTGCTGCCGAGTGAGCGCGCCGGGCAGCACCTCCAGGGGAATCTGCTCGACGTCCTGGGTGAGCACTGGGACCTGGCGATCTTTCACCCACCCTGTACGTTCCTCGCCAATAGTGGCGCCCGCTGGTGGTCACAGCGTGGACAGGAGCAAGCGGACGCGCTGCGCTTTGTGGCACGGTTGCTCGATGCGCCCATCCCTCGTATTGCCCTGGAGAACCCTGAAGGCAAAATTGGCACCGCCATCAGGAAATGCGATCAAATGATTCATCCCTGGGAATACGGCGACTGTGCCGAGAAAAAGACGTGTCTGTGGCTCAAAAACCTGCCCTTACTCCAACCCACAGCCCTGGTCTGGCCCAGACCGCAACTGTGCTGGCGCATGGGACAAAGCCAACGCCGCGCGCAGGAGCGCAGCCGTACGTACCCTGGCATTGCGGCGGCCATGGCGCAGCAGTGGGGGGGGCTGCCCTCAATCGCGCGCTGCGCGTTGACGAGGAACGGCACCGTCTTAGCGCAGTGGCTGTGTGAGCAGGGGACAACACAGAGGAGACGCTGATGACAGAACTTGCCGATTATGCCAGTATGTACCGAGAGAGGAGGGAGGGCAGACTGCAAAGTGCCCTGAACTCTATCCCGAAAAACCTTGTTGATTTGCCTCAACTCCCTTTCGATGATCGGCAACGCTTGCCGGTCTTTTGTGCCGTCTATTTTGTCATGAAATGTACTGATACTGTCCTCTATATTGGCATGGCACATAATCTGCGGAGAAGGTGGCAGTCTCATGCACTCTACAAGCCACTGCTCCGCGTTGGAGCAACAGCGATTGGTTGGCTCCCGCAGTATGATGCCTTCATAGCCAAAGATATTGAACAACATTGCATTAAGCTCTTTCAACCGCCCTTTAATTACCAGGGCAAAAGCTTCTACGATGGCGGCACTGAAGTCATCAAGTTGACACAAGAAGATCGAGCCCTTGCTGAGACCTTTGCTGCGAAGCTGAATGAGGAAAGAATCTGGTTTATGTACGGCACGGGTGATGCCCTGCGTATTGCTGCTCTGCGATATATGCGCGGGGCACTTTTTGTTTCAGACGAGGCTGTGGAATAGCCCGCTGATGGCCCGCTAGCTCGTCACGCGCAACGGCACCGTCTTAGCGCAATGGTTGTGCGAGGGCACCGCAGAGAGGAGGAAATGACATGCCTGTACGCTGGCACAGGAACGCGAAGGAACAGCGGCGCACGCAGAAATCCAAGCGCGCTCACCGTAAGAAGACGAAGGCGCGCCGCGACGCTGTGCCTGGCGCGGGCATGCCTGCTCCTTCAGCGCCCCATGGCGCGAATACACTGGTCCATCGTCGCGCTGCCTGTGGCCATGAGCACATCATTGTGTGCCCACGGCGCGATCCTGGTGACCCGCACACAGCCGCTTAAGCCCTGCCGATCATAGACGGCTGGCGCCGTGAGACCGCAGCCTGCAATGAGCCACACCAGGGCCAGCACCAGGCCGCGCACAGGCTATCCCGGCACGCCAGCGCCATTGGCGGCGGGTGCATGCAGGAGCTCTTCCAGGCAGGTCGTGGCCCCCTGGCACTGCACCAGTTGCGTCACAAGCGCATTCCTCTGCTCGTCGAGCGCCTGGATACGGCTGGTGAGCGTGTCGCGCTCGCGCTGTAACTGCTCTAAGCGTTGGGTGAGGGACTGGCGTAAGGTCATGTCGGTGTCAAGCATGGTTCTGTATCTCCTATACACATAGCCCCAGGTTGACCAGAGCGGTGCGCAGCGCATTCACGAGTGTCTGGACGGTGGCCGCATCGGTGGCGGCAACGGGCACCGTCTGGCGTACAACTGCCGCCTGGCCAAAGAAGCCCAGCAGAGCCGCCGTACCGCTCGTATCAATGCGCATGCCCTCGCGAGCGGCCGTCGCATCATAGACCGAGAAGGTGAGGCGGGCAGTGCGGGTGGCGTCTGTGGAGACGACCCAGGACGGCGCCAGCAGCGCCTGTGGGCGCTCCTGGGTACTGGACTGGCCGACCAGGAGGGTCGAGCCCTTGACGTTTGCGGCCTGGTAGGCGGCGCCAGAGCCCAGGGTGGCGGTGAGCAGCGTGCCGAGCCCGACCAGGTCGCCCAGGACATGACTGGTGCCGTCTTCGGTGCGCAGATGCAGGGAGGCTTTGCCAGCGGTCGCCGCGCGGTCGGCGCTCCATATCTGGACCATATCCACAGGCGAGGTTGTCGGCGCGATGCCACTTGCCAGGGCCAGCACCCGTACCGCACTGGTGCCAAACGTCGTGGCACCGATCCCCACATTGCCACTGCTCTCAATGCGCAGGCGTTCGATCGGTACATTGGAGCCATCAGGCACCGTATGCACACTGAGCCGCCCAGGACCATCCGTCCCGGTGGTGCCGTAGCCCGCCTCCGCATAGGCCCGGATTTGCACTGAGGGAATCCGGGTATCCGTGTAGCCTACAAACTGAATGAGCCCGAGCAAATCCTCCGCCAGGGTGCTGGTCATGGCGGCGTGCGTGCCGCGGGCGCGTTCCAAACCCAGGACGGACGTATTACTGGCATGGGCCGTCGTGACCGCAAATGTGCTCTGTGTATCACTGCCAATATGCGCCGTAAAGAGGATGCTATGGGGCATGCCAATATCGAGCATGGAGATTGGTGTGAGGGTCCCAATCCCCACCCGGTCGCCAAACACATGGCTGGTGCCATCCTCCGTACGCAGATGCAAACTTCCCTTGCCCACCACAGCGCCCCGGTCTGCAGCCCAGAGCTGGACGCTATCGGCTGGGGATGTCGTGGGCGCTGTCCCCAACGCCAGGGCCAGCACGCGCCCAGCACTGGTGCCAAAGGTCGTCGTGCCTATCCCGAGCGACCCATTGACATAGTTATTGGCCGTCCCGTCAAGATACAGATTCCAGCGATTGGTCCCAGCGGCAAGCTGTCCTCTGAGTCCATAGGACGTGCCGGAGACGGTATCACCGAGCATGTCGATAGCGGTATACGCCCCAATCGTTGAGCCCGCGCCCAGGGTCGGGGAGCCGACCGAGAGGCCCGTCATGGCTGCCAGCGTAAACGCCGCCGCTTGCGTATAGAGGTCAATGCGGAGACCGTAGCCATTCGCGGTCACACTGCTATTAAATGTCGGCTGAATGGCCGCGCCGTATTCTGCGGTGTTGCCAGAGGCCAGCGCTCCGGTGACGCGCAGCGCAATGTTGCTCGCCCACGCACTGATGATTCCCAGGCGATGCGTAATGTTGACATCCGTAAACGTCGGGCTCGTCGAGAGCCCCAGGGTATCGAGCTTGGCCTGCATGGCTGCGGCGCTGATGACGCGCATCGTGTCTGTTCCGGTAATGGCTTCAGCATTGGTGGCAAGTTCGACAAGACCGACCGCACTGGTCGAGCCAACCGGAATGGCGGCCACACGGGCTTCCAGGCCATTGGGCGTGACAGCAGCGGTACTGAGCGTCCCGGCGGTCGATTCCGCCACGGTGGCATAGCGGGTGATCCCGACCGTGGAGACGGTGGCCTGTACAGGCGCAGCAGGGAGAGCGTTGATTGTGGCCTGGAGCCCTGCAGGTGTCACCGCCATGGTCCCGTTTGTCCCCGCCAGCGTCGTCGGACTGTCCGCTAACTGCACAATCCCGGGCTGGGTCGTGGTGGCGCTCTGAATCGACGCCGCCAGACTGAACACCACGACCAGCGTCTGATTGTTGGGAAAGACGCTGCCGCCGTTGCTATCCCAGGCCACCGCAAAGCTCCACCAGGTGACGTTTTTGACCCCATCAGCCGTGAGCCGGTAGCGCACAAAGTTGGCGCTGGTGTCGCGGTCTTGCAGGTACAAGAGGTCGCCACTCTGGAGCGTATCGAGGAGGGCGGAGCGGTCGACGCCGTCCGAGCCCGTGGCGTGCATGCGCAGTTCTGTGGCAACAGTGACGCCCGTGGTATTGATGCCGGTTTGCCCGGTCGATGGCGCGCCACTGGTGGCCGTGGTCCAACTCCACTGCCCGCTGGCACTGGCGACAACCGACGTGCCGCCGCCAGAGCCCGTGCCGCCCACGGTCAGGAGATTGGTGCCATCACAGTAGGCCATGGTGCGGGCGGATTGCGGCAGAGAAAGCGTGTTGCCGGCGCCCGTGGTGATGGAGAGCGTGCCTGCGCCCGTGGTGCGATTATCCAGCACGTAGAGCCGGGAGCGCCTGGGAGCCGTAATGAGACAGTTGGCTGCCAGTGAGCCCGCAAACGCCAGCACGGAGTAGAGCGACAGATCTTCGGAGGCAGATTGCAGGGTGAGGGTTGTGAGCCCCGTGACGGTGACACTGCGGTAGCCAGAGACGCCACGCGCCAGGTTCTCTAGCCCGGTGTTGGTGATACTTTCCTTAGCTAAAGAGCCTATATCAATCAGCTCTATATCTCGTATGCTTGTCAGGGCCATGACAGTGTGCCCCTTTTAGGTACAAAGTCGTATATCATTCTGTACTCTCCCCAACCAGTGCCAGGGCATAGCTAGTATCGGAGTCCCCATACTGCTGTACGTTCCAATAGAGCGTGGTCTGCACTGCGCCAAAATCGGTCATTTGCTGCGCTGCCGTATACGTCATGCCCTGCTGTGCCTGATAGTTACTCGACTGAAAGATGGTAAACGTGTGCTCGATAGTCGTGCGCGCCGCACTGCTATAGATGGTCACGACATAATAGTTCACGTCATAATCAGGCGTGGCCTCCACTTGCGGCAGCCACTCGCCAAGAAACCGCGCTCGTCCGTACCACGTCAGTCGCCAGGAGCCATCGGCCTGATACCGTGCTCTGGGCGTCCCGACCGTCCAGGGCCGTAAATTCTCACTCGGTGCGGCATAGGCTTGTGCGGTTGCCTCCACCAGATCTTCGCCGAGCGTGGGACTCTTCCACTGCCTGGTACGATTGCGCTCAACAGTCAGAATGTCTCTCGTAAAAACGCCCGTGCCAATAAGGACCACCGTTTCCCCTATGGCATGTGTCCCTACCGCCCACTCCGTCCCACGCCTGCCTCTCAGCAGGTGTGAAAGTCGGTAGCGCCGACTGCCTGCCGCGGTGCCTGTGCCGAGATACGTCGCTATCCGAAACTGGATCAGCTCACTCCCCACCATGAGCTGATTGCGTCCCGCCTGCATGTATGCTGTGGTAATGGTGGACAGTTGGCCGCCGGTCACGACCACATCCACGGTTGAGGTCATATCCACCAGTTGGGGGATGGCGCTCGCTAACACCGTCTCGGTGGTGCCTGCCACAGGCAGTGGCGCGCCTCTGGACGAGAGCGCGTACTGGGTATTGGCGTCATCCTCCGTGCGCCAGAGCGACGCGCCAGGCCAGGGCTCGGTTGGGGCAGGACGTGGCTCACCGCTCTCCAGGAGCCCTGGCCCGCCCAGTGGCTGATAGGAGGCGTGATAGCGCGCCAGGGTATCAGAGGAGTACATGGCCGGGAGTGCAAAAAAATTGGTCGTGGTCTGCGGCACCAGCCCGGCCCCGGAGGTGTCATACACGTCGCTGCGATACTCCGCGCCGACGATGGTATACGTGTCGTTGTCCCCCGCCTGCACGGACTCGATCAGCACCGGCACCATCTCTTGCCCCAGCTTGCCGATGGCGTACAGATCTCCTGCCGCGGGAGCAACGCCTAACGCTGGAGCGATATAGAGATGCCCAAAGGGTCCCGTTTCCGTGGCCACCCAGGTGCGCGTGTAGACCAGGTTGGCGCGTTGAATACGCACCAGCACCTCGTAGGTTTCGCCGGCCACCTGCTCATAGAGCCGATCCAGCATGAGCAGCAGTGTGGTGGAACCTCCTTGCAGAAAGCCGCTCACCCCGTGTCGCCGCTTGGGCGTTTCATACGCCAGCATGACCACATCAAACGGTTCAGACACGATGGCCCCGACCGGACTCTGCCAGGTATAGCGCCGCACGATTTTCCGCGATTTGTTGAGTGCATAGGTGAGGGCACGCAGGGCATGGCTTTCCCGGGTAATGGTGGTGAGCTGAATGGTCGACTCCTGCACCGACTCGCTGCCAATATCCGAGGCCACGCCTTCCAGCACCTGAAGCCGATAGCCGCGCGCATCATGGCGAAACTCGCCCCTGACCGTGTTGGGCACCGGCCCCTGCGATCCCAGCACCGTGGAGAGTGTGCCTGGCTCAATGTTTCCGGGAGCGGCATAGAGGAGCTGAGGCACTTTGGCACCGTCAATCACGTATTTGAGCCTGCCACCGGAGGGAATGAGCGCGGCATTGCCCTCAGTCAAAATATCCCTGACATGATCCCAGGCCGGACGCCGCCGATTAATGAGCACATCGCAAAAATCGCGCGTTTCGCCGTTAATCTCGGCATTATAGTACTGCCCGCACGCCAGAGCCGCATTATCATCCCACAGGGTTTCTGGGATACGGTGCCCCATGCC